GGACTTTGATGTCCTCAATATCTTTCATATAATTGTTTTCCATATTTGTTTTGTCCTTTTTGTCAAGTGGAGCTTCCTCCACGGCTTCTTTGGCTACGGCTGGGATGGTCTTGCCTCCCTGCATATAACCGAGTTTTTCCATAAACTTCACCATCTCCTCGAATAATCCATTCGTGGCGGCTGGGCTGGAAACTAAATCAGCAGAGGCGATGCTCTGGGGTCGAATGTAATCCTTTCCGTTGATGGTCTCGGACTCATTCACGAAAGCCAATGAAACCCCAAACTGGTCGGGGGCTTCGGATGCCATCTCTTTGATTAGGCCGTAGTGGGGTGAGTTGCGGAGCAAGCGAAGATCAGCAACAAGCCTATCCCCTTCAATGCGGGGGTTTCTGGCAAAGCCAACTACTGCGTCTAATCCGCTTCCGTGGTTCATCTTCACCTTCACGCCGTTCTTTGCCTTGCTCATAAGATTTAGGGCGGTCTGCAAGCTAACTTTATCCACGAAAAGATCGTGTCCTTTTGCTTCACCAACCTCTAAAATTGAAACTCCACCTAGCTCCATTTCCTCCATCTCCTCATCCCTATAAGTAGAATAGGCAACCGCCGCTCTTTGTGTTTCATCTGGGAACTTGGATACTGCCTCTTCGTCACCCATAAAGCGGGATACAAAGTCTTGTTCGGATTCGTCTGCGGAAGGTAGGGGCAAAGGCATAAATGCCTAGATTATGTCAAAGAAGGTCGCCGTCTGCCTTGCGGTAAGAGTCTTTGACCTCGCCCCCACCAGCCATCTTAAGAAACTTGTTCACCCTAGCCATAGCCCAAGCGTTCCTAGAGTTGGGCTTTCCCCCGGTAATCGTTGGCCTAAAGCTAGTCGAGAACGCACCCGCCCCCCTGCGAAACACTTTCTTCAATGCTCCAAGGGTGGGGGCTTTCCTTGAGGGGTGCTTGTCTTTGAACTCGGCAATCTTGTTCTTCAATGCCTCTTCGTTCTCGGCTGAAATCTCAATGTCACCAGCTTTGCTCCTAGTGGATGCCGTGCCTTCGGGGTTCTCCTTTGAGCCTTTGATTCGTTCCTTGGGAGGGGCTGGGGTTTGGGAGACTGGTCGGGCTAGTTCTTCCTTCTTGTCTGTAATCGGCCCACCAACAATCCAAGCATCACAAGTCCTTTTGGCCGCACACTTGAAATCAAATATCTCGCAGTAACCTAGATCGCCACCAATAGCCACCTCGTTTGCGTCCTCTCCGATGCCCTTCTTAATGCACCCAAGAACCTTGCTCCTCTGGTCGAAGGCCGCACAATTACCACAAAGCATCTTCTTTGCTGTGACTACATCGCCTTGAAATTCGTCTGCCTTTTCCTTCCAGTAGTCCTCGTTTGGCTCGTTCGGATTGGCTGGGCCGTAGTTCGCATCGTCCACCGCTGTCTGCCTATTGGCTAGGTTGGTTTTGATGTCTTGGGTTGCGATTGGGCAAGAGGCTTGTTCTGCTAGTTCTTCTTTTTCTACTTTTGAAATATCCTCGGTTTTGCCATTAAATAAACTCTTAATGTATATATCCATAGCCCGATCATACTTATCTTGATTAAAATCTTTTTCTGAAAATATCATTTTAGTTTCGGCCCTTTGAAATACTCATATAGTTTATATACATCCTTATCATACTTCTTTCCATTTGCGTGCCCAGCAAAAGTTTCAGCAACAAACTCTAATGCGTTTTTACCAGCATATTTACTAACCTTGGATGCTGTTACAGAGGTTATTTTACCAAATTTCCAAACCCTATAAATATCTGCGTCTTTCTCTCCAATCGACTTTATGTGAGCATTATGTGCATATTCGTGAGCAAATACATCTGTTGTTGAAAGCCACTTTCTTCTTACATCTGACTCTAAATCCAAAACAACACTATCATCTCCTCTATTGAATTTAGCTGAATTAAAAATCATTTGCTCTTGCCCAGCCTTGCTTCTTGTGGCAACTGCATATACGCCCTCATAATCTCCGCCATAACTTTTTTTCAAATCCATAGTAAATACTTGATCTGGCGGCGGGATTTCGTAACCCCTTGATTTTAGATTATTATACGACTTTTCTATTTCTTCTGCTCTTCTAGGATTTTCTGGAAGCAATGCTTGAATGCCATCTTTTCTAAATTTATCATTTATTTTTGAAACCCTTTTTTCGGATTCTGTTTGTTTTTTAGGTTTCCCAGTTGGCGGTGGTGGAGGCGGCAATCCGGGTTTTGCAACTGGTGGAGATGGCCTTTTGCCCCTTTCGTCTTGAGATGTTGGCCTTTTGTAATCCTTGGGGAATTTCCCACCGGGTCGGGTTGGCGTGTAGCCTCCCTTGAGTGGGGGTCTCCCATAACCTACGGCACACTTGTTGTCTGGCCCGAAAGTTCCACCCTCATCTTGCCCACAATCTCTGCCAGCAACGAACTCTGTTTTCTTGTCCCTTGCTTCCATCTGCCCAACGACTTTCCTTGCCCAAGCATACCCAGCATCGCCACCCCATCCATTCCACGCTTGCCAGCCCTTCCCCTGCTCATCCCAAGTTGCACCTTTCTTATCCACTTCGTGCCTATCGAAAAAGGCTTTCATTCTGCGAACTGTGTCGGGAGACATCTTAACGCCATTCTGCAAATCCCTCGCCCTAGCGATGCCTACTGGGGTCATTCCTCGTTGGCTGGCTGGTTTGCCTTCCCGCACATCCAAGGCTCTTTTAGCGGCATCCCTAGCCCCTTGTGGTGGGGTAAAATCAATCCCATCGTATTTCGCCAACTCAATCCCACCCATCATACCCTCAATCAGCATCTTAATAGATGCGGGGTCTAGGCTTTCCAGAATCTCTAAATTACTTTTTTTTTGAGAAGTGCCAGCGGGGGCGGTCGGGGGCGTAGTAGGTTCTGGCGCTGGGGGTGTTGAGCCTCCCGAAGAATCGCCCTCTTGGTCTTTTGCAATCTGCTGTTTTTCTTCTTTGGTCGTGGGGATGGTTGTCCCAATGTTGACTCCCGCCACGATTGCCCTTGCTTGGTCTGGGCTGATGGTCGGGAAGGCGGCGGTGATAATAGATACTGCACCCTCCCTGGAAACCGCACCCATAGCCACGGCATTGATAACATTGATAAGGGATGCGACTTGTGCCCCATTGAGTGAAGCACCACCAAGCATATCCTCGTCCGAGGGTTGTCCAGCGGGTGTCTGCTCGCCTTCGGTTGGGGTTGCTTGTGCTTTTTGTGAGTCTCTGGTCAATCCCTCTGCGGCGATGTCGGAAATCGTGTCTGCCGATACTTCGTACTCGCCAGCCAAATCCTTCACTAGCTTGGCCTCAATAGCCCTTTGTCGCATAGCACTCTCAAAATCTTGGCCTCGCTCGGCATAGATGTCGGCGGCAGTTCGGAGGCCAGTCTTGAACTCGGAAATTGCGGAAGCGGATTCTCTACCTAAATCAATGGAGACATTCGCCCCGAAATTAAAAATGCCTCTTGCTGTTTTGCTTCCAACATTCCTTTGAATCAATCCTCTCGCTACTCCATCAGCAATAACGATGTTCTTGATTGGGCGAAGCACCTTATCATCTAGGAGCTTCTGGTATCTGCGGAAGGTTCGCCCTGCTTGTTGCATCTCAAGGCGGGCTGTCGGGCCACTCATAGCGGAAGGGTCTACGGCGAACGAATAGGGGATGCCCAAGCCAAGGCAAATGTTCCTTAAAAGAATCTTGTGGAATTCTGCGAATGCTCCGCTTGGTCGGCTCGGCCCATCTGGGAACACAATATCCTCACCCGGTTCTAGGTAGGAGATTTTCCCAGACTCAATCGCCTCTAGCTTAATCGTGTTCCCATTCAAATCTTCATCGTTTGTGAGACTTGAGAGATCAGAGGCATTGTTGTTATTCCTCTTCACAATGCCAGCTTGGGAGCTTGCATTTTTAGCGGCCATCTTCTCGAAGTTGATAATGTCGTAGATGTCCGTGCAATCATTGATTGCGGTATGGAAAGCGGAGATTCCTCGGTACTGGTCGATGCGTAGCGGGTCGAACAAGTGGAACGCTTGGCTTGAGGGGATGGTTGTCTGGTAAGTGTAGAAATCGCCAATGCTTCGGCTATAAATATCATAGGCACTTGGGGCACCAGTATCC